AGCAGTGTATTTAAATTCTAAAAAAATATTTGATCCCAGAGTTGATTTCAAAATAGCCGAGGACTTTGTTCTGAGGGAAGCTAAAAAAACTGGCAAAAAAAGAGAAGTAGACGCAGTAAACCAACTAATACAACAAGGTAGATACAGGGTTGGCAACTGGACTGTTTATGAAAACAAGCCCATGGTGGACTTCTTGAAGACCAAGGGGTATGACACAATGCTTCTTTCCGAAGAGGCATCTGCAAAGGGTTCCGACGCAGAACACGAAACGCTAGCTGTATTTTCTCCTAGCATGATAAAGTCAGCTATAGGGAATAGGGGAACTTTTAGTGAAAAATCTACAGATATCCGAGAGCAAAAGAAAAGACCTAGAAAGAAGAGAGAACCCAGAGAATACACTGCTAGCGATATAGAAAGAGCAAGGGGTTTGTCTAACGAGGGACTCCAGATTCTAGAAAAATACAATATGGTTCGCAGCTACCAAGAGGTTCGCAATGTTTTAGAACAGCTGAAAGACGAATATCAGGCACTGGGGCTTGATATGAACTACATAGAAAATTACTTCCCAAGACTAATGAAGGACTTAGAGGGCTTCAAGAAGTCCATTGGTCAAACAGTGGGCATTGATGAAGAGATCAGACGGCACGAAGCCACAACTGGTCAAAGGCTTACTCCAGTAGAACGCCAAAAAATGTATGAGAAGTTAGCTCGTTCTAAAATGTATAGGGGTGGCATCAGCCAGCCGAAGAACCTAAAGGAAAGACGCAAGGACTTTGTCAGAACAAGTGAACTCAAGTATTATGCAGAACCCCAAGTGGCACTTGATGAATATATAGAACGCATGGTAAACACCATAGAAACCAAAAGGCTCATAGGGGATGCCCAGTCTGGCAGGACTGTGGGAAGAACACAGGTAGCTGGAACGCTTGGACAAACAATGGATCAGCTGGCAAGTCAAGGTAGACTACGGCAGGATCAAATAGATGTCATTCAGGGAGCTGTTCAAGCTAGATTTGGTCAG